AAACTTTGAAGAAAATCACAAGCAAGAGACTTTACAGAACCAGAACAAGAAATTGGTGCTATTGGATTTATAGGAATAATAGGTGCTGCTCTTGGTATTGCCGCAGGATCAATAGCATCATTAGTTATAGGATTGGTAAAATCATTTACAATACCATTTGAAGTAACAGGTAAAGCATTAAAAAATTTGACTCCTATATCAAAATGATTTTCTGGTATAATACAATCAATTATAGGATTTATTGGAAAAACAAAATTAGGTAATGTATTGGGAAGAATGTTTACTATGGTAAGTAGATTTGTTAGTAGAACATTCTCAATTATAGGAACTATAGGTAATGTATTAAAAAATATTCCTATACTTGGTGAGTTTTTCAGAATGTTTGGCTCCATGTTTGTAAGAGTTGCTAATTTTTTTCCTGTTATTGGATTAATAATAAATGCTATTATGGGATTAGTAGATTTTTTCAAAGGTTTCATGTCTACTCAAGGCAGTCTCTTTGATAAAATAAAAGCAGGACTTACATCTGCAATACTTGGGTTCTTTGATCCTGTGGTAAAACTGTTTGGATGAATAACAGATAAAATATTAGGAATATTTGGTATAGAAACAGGTGGAACTGCTTCAAAAATAATGGATGGATTGAAAACAATTGTCCCATTAGCAATTGATTTTATTGTATTTCCATTCAAATTGATATATGCCAGTATAAGATTAACAATGGATATTATTTCAGGTATAATTGATTTTGTAAAGAAAATTGGAGTGTTTAGTGCAGTAGGAAATGTTATAGGAAAGGTGGTAGGACTTGTAAAGAAACCATTTGAATGATTGTTCTCAAAACTTAGTTTCTTGGGTGATATGACACAAACAGTTGATACTGATGATGCATCATTATTCAATACATTACCATCAATTATGAAATCAGTTATAGGATTTATACAAGACCCATATCATACTATAAAAAATGGATTAATTTGATTGAAAAATACTGTAATGAGTATAATACCTGATATGAGTTTTCTTGATATTATTAAATCAATGATAACATCTACTATAAATGTTATAAAATCTCCATTTGAATCTATAAAAAATGGATTAATTTGATTGAAAAATACTGTAATGAGTATAATACCTGACATGAGTTTTCTTGATATTATTAAATCAATGATAACATCTACTATAAATGTTATAAAATCTCCATTTGAATCTATAAAGTCAGGTATTGCATCTCTCAAAACAAGAATATCAAACTTATTTGGTGAAGATGGTGAAGGTTTACCAACATTTTCAGATATTGTTGATAAGGTAAGAGAAATACCTTCAAATTTAATTGGGTGAATAAAAGATTTTATTCCTACATGAAATGATATCAAAAATCAAATAGTAAGTAAGATACCAGAAGGTATTCCTGATTGATTATTACCTAAATGAGCAGAGAAAGGAGAAGAACCTGAACCACCATCAAAAACTACTAGAAGAGATACTACAGTATCAGATATTGATGCAAAAAAATCAAAAATGGAAGCAGAGAGTAAGAAGGCAAATGAAAGGGTTGCACAAAAAGCACTTGCTGAATCTGAAAAGACAAATAAAGAATTGAGAAATATTGGTAAACAAAAAACAGAAGGTGATACAAATGTTGCTGTTGCTTCACAACAATCAGTATCTTCAGGTAAGACATCACAAGAAGAAAGTCCTGATGAAATTGAAAGTATGGGTATAGTTTTCATGAATAAAACAACTTTTGGACCAGGATTATAAAGAGGTAAGTTATGGCAAGATATATTTTACCAGAAGGACTTGAAGACAGATGAGATTTACTTTGAGTTCATTTAGTAGCAAGAGAATTTGATAGACAATCTGCATATGCAAGAGGAGATAATTCTATACAAACAGGTAGTAGACTTGGTGAATGAAAACTTCTTGCACCTGAAGAAGTAAATGAGAATGTATCTCACGAATGATCTGAATATGAATCTATTGCTACAAGATTAGCACAAAAAATTGGGGATATCAATAAAGGTGTTCAAGAGTTCAAAGGAATATCAAATGCCGCACAATCAGCACTTAATTCTGTGAGATCAGGTAGTGGAGAAACTTTTTCAGCAGATAAAGCATTACAAGCAATAAGAGCAGGTGCAGGTGCTGCTGCAGGAACAAATGTACCACAATATAAAATTGATTCTTCTCTTGTATATCAAAACACACAAAGAAGAGAATATTCTCTTACATTCACATTTGCTCAATTTACTGAAAGTAATATTGATTTGAAATCAAAATTATTTGATCCAATAAGAGAACTTGAGAAGTTATCATGTCCTTTATTAACAGATGATTTAATATCAATAAAATTTCCCGCAGTATTTAGAGTGTATACTTCTCCAAGTAATATTATAAAAATAAACTATGCAGCACTCACAAGTGTACAACCAACATGACAAGGACCATTTAAATATGGATATCCAACAAGATGTGAGTTGCAACTTACATTTACAGATATAGAACCTTTATATAGAAGAAGTTTTGAGAAAGGTGGTATTATAAAAACATCATCTGAACAAACAGCACCAGCAGGTGCAGGAGGATAATAAATGATTGAAAAAGTTGACCAAACCTTCTATGAAATAACAGGTGTAAGATTACAAAATACTTCTCAACTAAAATTATTTTCTATATTGAGAGATACACATCTTGATGAATACTTTTTAAGTATTTTTAATTCATATAATATCAATCAAGATTTGTCTGAGAAAATATTCTATGATTTATATGAAGTTGGTCATAATGAATGATGGGATGATATATCTTATAAATATTATGGAACTCCTTATTTATGATGATCAGTAGCATTAATGAATAATGTAGTAAATCCTTTTGAAGAACTTGAAGTTGGTTCTTCTATCTTTGTATTGAGACCATCATACTTATATCAATTCTTGAAAGAAATCAAGAATGTAGGATTGGGTGGATAGATGAGATATGATAAACAAGAAAATACAGGTGAATTTACAGTTGTATTATCACTTGATATAGGTGATGTTACTCTTGATGCAAGTTCTGTAAGACAATTTTATTTTATAGAAGATATATTTTCATTCTGTGTTACTGGAAAAATTATATTTACAGATGAAAGAGGTATATTTGAATTTGGTCCATTAACAGGAAATGAAACTATATCAATAGTATATGGTGAAGAAGAAGACACTGAATGAACTTTCAGAATTTATAAATTATCAAGAGTTGATCAAGCATCACAAGCAGAAAGTGGAGAAAGAAATGCAATAGAAATATTCTTTGTTGATAGTTTCTTCTTTCCTCTCAATTATCTTCAGTTCTCAAAATCATGAAAAAATACAAAGATATCACAAATAATCACAGATATAGCAGAAGATGTTGTTGGGGTTACTCAATGAGATAAAAAAGAAGATACAAAGGAAAAACTTGAGTATTTTTATTCACCACATTGAAACTCAAATACATCCATTCTTTGATTGTTGAAAAGAGGAACAGGAACACAATCAAAACAACCAGGTTTATGTTTCTTTAATACATCTCAAGGTAGTAATCTTGTAACACTTGAAAAAATGTTGACACAAACAAACAGAATGACTGTTAATAATAATGATGATGGAATATATGTGTTTGATAATTCAAATACATTCTTATATAATAAAATACTGAGTTGAAGTATATCTGGTCTTGATACAATATCACTCAAGAATATTGCAGGTGGTGTAAGATGAGGATATGATTCTATGCAAAAAAAATTCTTAGAAAATGAATATACATATAGTGATATTGTAAAAAATCATACAATACTTGGTAGTAAATCTCTATTTCCTGATTATTCAGAGAAAAGAGTAAATTATATAAATTTTATGGAAGATACAAGTTCAACCATTGATAATAGATTTACAGATTCTTGGAATAAAAGATATGTTCATCAACAAGCACTTGGAATTGTTTTAAGAGGACATGAAGGTAGATATCCTGGTAATATTATTGAAATTAAATGACCAAGTAGTGGACAAGAAGTATACAATAAAAATCTTTCAGGATTTTATCTTATCAAAAGTATCACTCATGTATTTTCAGGTTATAATAAACCTGCATATAAACAGAAAATGATATTATTAAAAAATGGTTATGAAGATAGTGATGCTAGAACTCTTGTAAAAGCAACAAAAAAGAATGAAGCTAAATAATAACAGAAAAATGAGATATTCTAATCTTGTAATTTTAATAAGGGAGGACACACTTTTCTTCCATGATTAAATCGTGGTACAGTGTAATTTTGTCATGATAAAAAATAACCCACAAGATTTTCAACCAACTCCACATGAGTTACATGGTATTTATAGAGGTGTTATTGAAAATAATAATGACCCTAAAAAAATGGGAAGATGTAAAATAAGAGTATTTGGTGTACATACTAAAACAAAAGTAAAATCAAAGACTGATGGAATACCTACAGAAGAATTACCATGATCAGAACCTGCTATGGGATTATTTGAAGGAAGTATGTCTGGATATGGTGGATGAACAGTCCCATTACAAGGTTCTCATGTATTTTTGTTTTTTGAGGGTGGACATATATTAAGACCAATGTATTTTGCTACTGTGCCAGGATATCCCACAGATAAAAATCATGGATTTACTACTGAAGAAGGGTTTTCTGATCCTGATGAAACATATCCAGACAAATTAAATGAACCTGACTGAAATAGATTGGCAAGAAATGAAAAAGTTGATGATACATATCTTGGAGTAAAGAGAGATAATCTTGATACAGGTATATCAACAGCAGATGGTGGATCTTGAGATGAACCTAATGATGCATATAATGCAAAATATCCTCATAATAATGTATATGAAACACATTCAGGAATTGTTATAGAACTTGATTCTACTCCTGGTAGTGAGAGAATACAAATATATCATCCATCAAACTCATATGTTGAAATTGATAAAAATGGTAATATTGTTATAAAAAATGACCAAGATAAATTTGAATTGGTGAAGAGAAACAAAAATTCATATGTTTCTGGTAATAATAATGAAACAGTTGATGGTGATAGAACCCAATATACAAAAGGAAATAATACTGTTCAAATTGGAGGTAACTGTAACATTACTGTCGCAGGTCAATGTAATATTACTGCAAATCAAATAAATTTGAATGAATAGTTAGGAGAAATGAATGCCAAGAAATGCAAGATTGGGAGATACAGGTGTAGGAATTTGCTGCTGTCATAGCGGTTGTATTGACATGACAGGTATTCTTATTGAAGGTTCTGGAAATGTATTTACCAACGGAATACAACAATCCAGACTTACGGATACAGTATTAGGTAATTGTGGTCATACCGCTATAATGATTACATCATCATCAACTGTATTTACTAATGGGCTTGGTACATCAAGAATAACAGATCAATTTAGCGGAAGTTGTTTCACAGGGCAAATAGTAGAAGGTTCTGGAAATGTATCAACTGGAGGTTAGGTATGACAAAGATTGATGAAATGATTGCATCCTATTCTGACAAAGTTAGTACTTTGAATGTATCAATTTCTACGATTGATGAACAACTCACAGACATTCAAGAACAACAAACAGCATTGAATGATGTGCTTAACCAAGTGAAGTCAGAACAGGATAACTTACTGATAAATAAAAGAGATGCAAATAACTGAGAATGGATTTGAAAAAGTTCAGATTATGGAAGTACTAATGTAAGTGATTTTCGTATAGGTGATGAATATCCTTCAACAAATTTGACTTATGTAAATTCTACTACTTTTACATTATCAGGAGATGCTACAGGGACATTTAATAATGGAGTGGAAATTATTTCTGATTGTGGTATAGATGGAATTAAGTATGGTATAGTAAGTAGTTCAACTTATGACGCAGGTGCAAGTGAAACTGAGGTTGTTCTTGATGGAGGAAGTTCAGAAGATATCAGCTCCAATTTGACAGGTGTAGGAACACTTGTCTACGAGTACAATGGTACTGGATGGGATAGTGATTCAGATATAGAGCAAAGAATTGATGAATTTGACTTTACATATGACCATTTGACAAAGTCACTTGGGATAAATGGAACTTATGGAATAAATGAAAGTATAGTTCAACTTCAGAACGCAAAGACTTTATTAACTACTAACAAAGATAAATATGAAGAGTCAATAATCAAATATGATAGATTTGGGGATTAATAATGGCATACTATTCTGATATAGATTTACAATTCACTAAGCAACGATCAGGTGACATAACAAAAGATGAAGATGAAAATGCAATTGAAAATTCTATCATCAACATTTTATCTACTATGCAAGGTAGTAGAAGAATGTTACCAGAATTTGCTGTTAATGTAAATACACTATTATTTGAACCATTGGATGAAATAACAGCATATGATATTGGTGAGAATATATTTGAAGCAATACAGGTATGAGATGATAGAATAATTGTTGAAGAAGTATTTGTTATACCAAATTATAACTTCTCTCAATATGATATTACACTAAAATATAGAATTAGAAATATAAGAGAAACACAAGAAGTAAATTACATTCTCAGAAAACTATAGGGGTTTCTTATGGCAGACAATTATTTAGATATGGATTTTCAGACTTTCAAACAGTCTATGATAGACCTTTTGAAAGAAACTGATACATTCAAAGATTATAACTATGAAGGTTCCAATATATCAATACTTTTGGAACTATTAGCATATCAACTTGAACTCAATACATACTATCAAAATAAAATATCACAAAATGTTTATCTTGATTCCGCTGATATATACAGTACAGTTCATAGATTGGCAAAACAAAAGGGGTATTCACCAAGAGGATATATTTCAAGTTATACTACATTATCAGTTGAAGTAAGTGGTGGTTTCTCTCCTGGAGATCAATTATATGTTCCTTCTTATTCATCTTTCTCAACAGATGATGGATTAACATATATCACAACAGTTGACCATACATTCACAATTCCATCAACAGCAGATAATGCTTATACAATTCAACTTGATGTCAAAGAAGGTGAACTTGATACACAAGAATTTACTGGAGAAGATTTAATTGATTATAAGTTGATTCTTCCAGAACAACCTTATGATCACGATGATAATAATGATAATGATCATGAATCAATAAAAGTTACTGTAAATGGAACAAAATGAATAAGACTTACTAATTTCTATGAAAATCTTTCAGGTCTTGCAATAGATGATGATGTATATCTATTTGATTATACAAAAGATAGATTTTATACTGTAACATTTTCTCCAACAAGAAATTTTCCAGAAGATACAGACCAAATTGTTGTTTATTCAATAATTTCAAATGGTGATAATGGTGTCATAGGATCTAACACTATTACAACTGCTGATGATACATTCTTAGAGAATATCACTACAGCATCAACAATACCAAATGAAAACTTATCAATAACAAATACAAGTGCATCAGTGAATGGTACTGATCCTGAAACCATAAATGTTATCAAAGATTATGCACAAGATATATTCAATACACAATATAGATGTGTAACTAAAGCAGATTGAAGAGCATATCTTGAAGCAAGAAGTGATGTTGTTGCTGCATCTGTATGGGGTGAAAAAGAAGAAACATTAAATGGAAATATTCAAGAATACAACAAAGTTCATATATCAATCATTCCAAGTGAATGAACAGGTAGCACAATAACAACTGTTACTTCTGGATGACAACCATATGATGATCCAATAAATGTTGAAATACCTGTGACATTTAGTTCTACTTTTGAAAATACATTATCTGAATATATAGAACCAAGAAAGATAATTAATGCTTGAGAAATATATGAATTACCTGAACTTGTATATTTTTATTTTGAACTTGGAATGAAAGTTAAGAGTATATATAATTTTAGTAATGTTGCAAGAGATGTAAGAAATAAAATTATATGATACTTCAATGCTGTTAATAGAAATTTCAATGAAACAATTGATTTTAGAGATATTATATGTTTTGTTCAAGATACAAGTGAAACATCACCAAGTAATAATTTTCCAAATATTACAGGAATAAGATCACTTGTATTTAGAGATTTTAATTTATCAATAACTCCAAATAGTTATGATTCAGATACATTTCCAAAATATACAATGGACCAATTTGATATAAATATTGATAATACTATCAGACCTATACAGTTAGGATATTACCAATTTCCTGCTATAAATGAAGATTTGATTATTATCAATAATGAAGGATAATTATGGCTAGATTTTCTGAAGTACCATGATTCATAATAAAACAGTATGCTGATGAAGTTGTTGATCCAGTATTACCTTCCACTTATGAAGAAATAAATGGCACTGGTAAACTCATAACTGATAACAGTACTATGGTCACAAAAAATACAAATCCATTTGAATTGTATTCAAAAACTGAAGGCGGCAATTTCAAAGAATTAAAAGCAACAATTGTACCTGAATGAGAAGGTGACTATATTATCAAACTAAAGAGAATGTTTACAAGAAAGTCAACTCCTACAGGTGATATATTAAGAACTATCATTGAAAATGGATATAAAAGAATAACATATGATGTGTTTTCTGATACAGAATATCAATATGACATCAATGATGGTGATGATGTATATGCAAGAAAAGACAGTCTGTTTGTAAATTGATTCAAAAATAATCTACAAGAATATTCAGAGTTCTTTAATCCAGAAAGATTATTCTCATATTTTGGTAAAGGATATAAAGATAATAATTTTGTAAACATTACACATTATTCTTTGAAAGATTGAATGTTGGATGCTTTACCTGAAAATAACAGAAATGATGTATTGGATGAATTTATATATGTTCTTTATGATAAGTTATATCATAGAGTATATGAAATGCAGAGAAATATATGAAGTTTATTTGATCCATATGAAATTGATGAAGATAAAATAAGTAATTTATCAGTGTTTTATGGTGAAGAACCTTTATCAACTGCTATTGATGTATTCAAAAGAAGAATATATGTAGAAAATCTTATTTATTGGTTGAAAAAGAAAGGTACATATTCTTCATTATTTATTATATGGTATATATTAACAAAAGATACTGAAAATCAATTAAAAGTATATGATAGATGACACACACCACTTCCTTCTGGATCATGTCCATATGATTATTTTGTAGATTATGATTATACCAACTATTATGACAGTGGTTCTTATCCAGATACATATTCAACATATACATCTGCAGGTTCAGGACAGGTATTGTCTACTCATTACAAAGTAGAAATGCATATGAGTGAAAATCCATTTGGTTCATATGTATTACCTCAAGAATTAGTAGAAGATTTATATAGTAAATGAGAAAGTACAAGACCTGTAACAAGATTTTCACATTATCATAAAAATATTGATATAATATCAGATTTTTCGGGTGATTTCAAAGATTTATATACTGCTCCAATTTATGATGCCAATATAAAATCAAAGGCTACATTATTTACAGAAGCAGCATCAGGAGCAGCAATTCATGTTCAAACAAATGATGATGATGAATGAGTAGTTGATCATGATTTGAATTCTACAGACATTCTTGTCCATGCTTATGACTTGAATTTGAACAGAATCTTCCCTGACTACATAACAACTTCAAGTAATACAAGAATAAGAATTGGATTTGATAGTCCTATTTCTGGTAGTGCTTTCTTAGTATTGGCAGATTATGTAAGAAACCAAGGTTTTATTCTTAATAATTGAACAATAAATCACTTGTTGAACAGTAAATATGTATTATCACAACTTTATGAACAAGAAGATATAAAAGAGGTTCTTATTCATCCAAGTAAAACAGAAGCAATCAATGATGATACATTATATGTAGAAACAGCAGGTATAAGTGGACAAGGTTATGTTGCTGCACCAGATTATGTTCACACACAAAACACATTAGATACTGAATGAACAATTACACATAATCTTGGTTATGTAGGTGTAATGGTTGATGTATATGATGGTAATGATGAAAAAATAATGCCTGAAACAGTTACATATAACAATACAAATGAAATGACACTTACATTTTCTACTCCTATAAGTGGTTATTGTGGTGTTATTCCTGTAGGTAATCCAAGTTTGGGTGGTGACATCATAAATAAATTTACAGGAAACTTCACTGTAAAACTTGGAAATGGTGAAGAATTGGATGATTGAAATTATAATGCTGAAAATGATTTGAAGAATACATTCTATACATTGAGTTGTAGTGGAGCAACATGTTTCACACAAGAAACTGATGGAGTAAGATTCAATATATCAATTCCAAAAGATGTTGAAGGATATATAACTGAAATAGGAATATTCAATAATGAAGATGATTTATCTTGAATATCAAAGGTTGATTATATCTATAAACATCCAGATTTCATATTCAATATAGATTACTATGCACAATATGCAACAATATTATAATGGAGCAAATATATGGCTAGAAGAAAATGATTTTCATATTTACTCAATGATGAGGGACAACCAATTGAAGGTGCTAGTATATCAATATATGAGGCTGGTACTACTACTGCAATGACTATATATACAAGTGAAACAGGAAGTAATATTGAGTCATCAGCACCTCAGTTGGTAACAAATCAAGATGGTTATTTTGAATTTTGGTTAGGTGATACGTCAGAAACATATGGGTATGGTTCTGACCAAAAAATCAAAATAGCATATGAAAAAGCAGGAGTTGTTGATGGTTACAATGATTATTTATCTGTATTCCCATCCTTCATTCCTGTTGATGAAACAGATACAGATACATCAAAAGATAAAACTATAAGTAATAACTTGGCAAGATTATGAGAAGATCATAGAACAAATGATTCAATATATGTTCATGGTATCTTACCTGTAAATGAAGATAGTTCTGATACAACAATAAATAAAGTTGTAAGCAACTTCTTAGCAAAAGGATGAGAAGATCATAAAGACCTAAATTATAATGAAAGTCCTCATAACATTGAATTAGCTGATGAAACAAGTAATAATACAACAAAAAACAAACTTGTAAGTAATTATCAACTATATGAACTTCATACAAGGTCAGAAAATCTTTCAGGTTATATTGATGATTCTATAGATGATATTAATGATTCTATAGATGATATTAATGATTCTATAGATGATATTAATGATACTATAGATGCATTATCATATACAGAAACTATAATGTCTGGTTCACTTTCAACAAGTGGAAGTTTATATTATAGTGATATAAACCATAATTTGAATGATAATTATCCTATTATAAATATATATGATTATGATACTAAGGATATAGTTGTACCAAAAGAAATTCAATCACTCAATATAGATACAACAAGAGTGGTATTTGCAGAGTCATTGAGTTTTGTTGCTAAAATAAACATTTAGGAGAAATAATTATGCGTTTTCATGGCATTGAAATGGTTGGAGATTTCATCCTTGAAAGGGTGGCAACTCTTCCAGCATTTGATTCAGGAAATGACCCTTCAAGACTTGTATATGCAATAGATGAAGAAAAAGTATATTACGGTACTGAAACTGAATGATCAGAAGTAGGTGCAGGAGCAGGATTTGGAGAATTAGATTCAACATTCAATAATGGTGATATTCTCTATCCAGGTTTCATGTATTATATTGATACATCATCCAATCCTTTATCAGGAACAATGACAGAAGGAGAGGAAAGTGGAGATGTTATCACAGTAATTGATATAACAGGATCATTTGGTTCTAATACATTCACAATTGCTGCAACTGGAAGTCAAAATATTATCAATGATGATTCTTGATTCTATTGTGATACAAATAATGGGGTATATATCTTCTTCTGAGATGATACTCATGGATGAAGAGTAAATACAGGCAGTGCTGTTGGTGTAGAAAAAGATATGAAACCTTCAAATTTATCACTTGATGACACAGATGTTGGATCTGATGGTGGTAATTTATGAGGTATTGTTGAAACAGTAGATTTTGCTTCTGGTGAAGATGGAGCAATATGAGGATTGTTACATATAGCACCTGAATGAAATGAAGCAAAAGATATAAATATAGAACTTGGATATTCACTAAATGGTGAAGAACATAATACAGATGTTGATTTAGAACTTGAATATTATATGATTGAAGATGGGGATATGTCCTCAACAGCAACATCTGCAAATTATACAGAAACAATTACTTCAGCAGTATCAGGTGCAGATGAAAATGTAGGTAATTGAATTGCTGAAATAATGTCAACACTAAAATTGAGTCAAAATGATTTGAGTGATAAAACAAAATATACAGCATTCAAGTTGACAAGATTAGGAAGTTCTGATTCATATTCAGGAACTTTTCAGTTGATAAACATAAAGTTTTTCCAATAAAATAATGATAGGAAAAGGAGAGAATAGTTATGTCTAGATTTTATATTAGATATACACCTGTTAGAAGAGGAATCACAGGTATGGAAATGCTACCACAGTATATTGATGAGTATTTCCCAGGAATTACATTTACAGGTATTGTAAAAGATGGATTGATTGAATATGGTTACTTGGAAGGAACAGGTAAACAACTAGCAAATATGTTACAAACATGTTCTGATAAGTTCTCAATCAAAAAAATGAATGAAGAAAAATTTATTGGGTTTTGTTATCCATTATATAATCCAGACCAAAGTATGGATGATGAAACACCACCTACATTCTCTGAAATGATGAGTTCACATGGTATTACAGTTCCTACTGATGTTCTTCCAAACATTAGAGAAGCACAAAAAGAATTATTCAAAGAAATTGTAAAAAAAGAATTCCATGATTGAAATGATGCAATTGCTGATGTATCTAAAGCAGCAATGTTAGTCAATCTTTATGAAGACGCAGATTTAACATCTGAACAATTGACTCAAAAAAATAATTTGATTGATAGAATGAAGAACGTGTATACACCTGATGTGTGTTTAGGTGGAATGAATACTCTTGTTGATTTACTTGAGAATGTATTGGTTCCATATTATACTGCTAAGGGTCAGGTAGATGCTGCTACTACTGTAGAAGATGCATTAAACGTAACTTACAAATAAGAGGTAAACTAAATGGCTATAACAAGCAGAGAATTTGCTCTATATAGCAGAGGATTTACATATAAACAATTGACTGAACCAAGTAATCCTGAAAATGGTGATTCCTGATTTAATACTGTAACAGGTGAAGTGCGATTCTACAATGGTCATAATTGAAAAGAAATAAGAAATTATGAATTGTGAGGAAGTGGCAGTGATTATGGTTATATATGTGGTGGAAAAGATGAAAGTAATTTATTATCCACAATAGATAGAATAACATTTCCATTTGATTCTGGTACTGCTAATAATGTAGGTAGTTTGACTGGCACTAGAAGACAATTATCAGCAAATAATTCATCTATTCATGGTTATATATGTGGTGCATATGATGGAAGTAATGAAGTATC